AATTCGTGTTGGTAAAAATGAAGCGATATATAATTATTTAGTTCAAAACCATCCAGAATTAATTGAGGACGAATTTTTTAGACCTCACGATACTGCGGTTATTTCAGTACCACAAAAGGCACCGGAAGGGTCTATCTTAAGAACCGAAAGCCCATTCCAACTACTTGAAAGAATTAAAAAGATAACTCAAGAGTGGGTTAGACCGGGACACAGGAATGGTTCAAATACTCACAACGTATCTGCAACAGTAAGCTTGAAACCCGAAGATTGGGAATTAGTAGGTGAGTGGATGTGGGAAAACAAATCATACTACAATGGCTTATCGGTATTACCATTTGATAATGGGTCTTATGTCCAAGCCCCCTTTACTGATTGTACTAAAGAAGAATTTGAAAGATTGTATTCTAAATTACATTCAATTGATTTAAGTAAAGTTGTTGAACTAAGTGATGAAACTGATTTAAGTGGTGAATTAGCGTGTTCTGGAAACTCTTGCGAAATTAAATAACTTAAATTAAATAAAATTAAAAAAGGTCGGACTATTCCGACCTTTTCTATTATTGGTGATATTTATAATAAAACACCTATAATGTTATTAAAAGAAAACGCAATTAGAAAAGAAAGAATTTATAAAGGAAAAAACAGATATTATAATTATATTTTTGAATGCTGTGGATGCGGAAAGGAACTAAGTATACAATCGTCATCATTAAAAACACATTCTGGTAAATGTATGAGATGTACACAGTTAAAAGAACCGTATAAGTACATTTATAATGAATTAAAATTACATAAAAGAAGAGCGACCTCGGTTGAATTAACGTTTGAAGAATTCCTTGAAATTATCCAAAATAGAAATTGTCATTATTGCGGAGAAAATTTAAACTATGAAGAATATTCAAGAGTATGGGGAAAAACAAATAGTCGCGCACATCAGTTAGATAGAAAAAATAACGATTTGGGTTATACAAAAGATAATGTGGTTACTTGTTGTTGGGAATGTAATAGGTTAAAATCTGATAGATTTACGTATGAAGAATTTATACAATTATCACCAGTATTAAAAAAAATACAAATTGAAAGAAAACGAAAAGAAACATCCTAAACTTCTCCCTTCTTATTATTATTTTAATGAAAGGGGTTTATTAGTTTTTACTGAGGACTATCATTTAAATAGAGGACATTGCTGCGGAAACAAATGTTTAAACTGTCCTTATGAACCTAGACATGAAAAAGGTGTCACTAATATAAAAAAAACTAATACATAATATTTATTGTTATGGCTAATGGTAAAACATACGGTATTGCGTTTCCTTTTAATATTTCAACAGAGGGTAAGTATTTAAAACTTACTGAAACTGCAAATGATGAAATAAGAACTGATTTAATACATTTATTATTAACGAGAAGAGGGTCAAGATATTTTTTACCTGATTTTGGGACAAGATTGTATGAGTATATATTTGAACCAATGGATAGTCCTACTTTTAACAACATTGAATCTGATATTAGAGAGGCTTGTGAAAAATACATGCCACAACTTAAAATAACTAATATATCTATAAAGGCAGCATCTGATGAAGAGGAAGTGAATGTTGTAACAACAACAGGGAATATTATAAATAAACAACAATATGCAATGCCGAGTAAATCAATTTCGGAATATACGGCAAAAGTCAGAATTGATTATGCGATAACAGATGATGTCTTTGGTTCTAAAGATTTCGTAATACTTAATATTTAATATTATATGGCAGAAAAAAGAATATCTTACACCGTAAGGGATTTCCAAGCGTTAAGAACAGAACTTATAAATTTTACAAAAATTTATTATCCTGATTTAATTGACAATTTTAATGATGCGTCAGTTTTTTCGGTTTTATTAGATTTAAATGCTGCCATATCGGATAATCTACATTATCATATTGATAGAAGTATTCAGGAAACAGTATTACAATATGCTCAACAAAAATCATCTATTTTTAATATTGCGAGAACTTACGGATTAAAACTTCCGGGTCAAAGACCTTCAGTTGCGTTAGTGGATTTTTCTATTACTGTTCCTGCTAATGGGGATAAAGATGATGAAAGATATGAGGGTGTTTTAAGAAGAGGAAGTCAGGTTGTTGGTACAGGACAAATTTTTGAAACCATAAATGATATTGATTTTAACTCACCATATAATGCTCAAGGAGAACCAAATAGATTAAAAATACCTAATTTTAATGGTAATAATATTTTAATTAATTATACTATTACTAAAAGAGAGTTGGTGGTTAATGGTATTACAAGGGTGTTTAAACAATCAATAACACCTAATGATGTTAGACCATTTTTTGAGTTATTCTTACCTGAAAAAAATGTTTTGGGTGTTACTGCGGTAATACAAAAAGACGGTACCACTTATGCTAATGTCCCAACAGCTCAGGAATTTTTAACTGACAATGGTAAATGGTATGAGGTTAGTGCACTAGCGGAAGATAGAGTTTTCATTGAAGACCCTACAAAACCATCGGATAGACCGGGTTTAAAAGTTGGTAAGTATATTACAACTAATAATAGATTTATTACTGAATATACTCCTGAGGGTTACTTAAAGATGACCTTTGGTGGTGGTAATGTTTCTGCGGATGAACAGTTAAGAGAATTTGCGAGAAATGGTATTAATGTACAACCAATGCAATCTTATTTAAATAATTTTTCTTTGGGTAGTGCTTTGAAACCTAATAGTACAATATTTGTACAATACAGAGTTGGTGGTGGATTGGCAACCAATTTAGGGGTTAATGTTATTAACCAAATAGGTAATGTGTCATTTTTTGTTAATGGTCCTTCTGAAGATACGAATACGTCTGTTGTTAACTCATTAAGATGTAATAATGTAACTGCAGCAATTGGTGGTTCTGGATTACCGACCGTTGAAGAAATTAGAAATTTTGTTAGTTTTAATTTTGCAGCTCAAAATAGGGCGGTAACAGTTAATGACTATGAGTCGTTAATTAGACAAATGCCATCTCAATTTGGAGCACCTGCTAAAGTGGCGATTATTGAAGATGATAATAAAGTTAGAATTAAGATACTATCATATGATACTTCAGGTGCATTAAGTCAAATAGTGTCAAACACGTTAATTAATAATATTGCTGAGTACCTTTCAAATTTTAGAATGTTAAATGATTATGTTGCGGTTGAGACGGCCGAGGTGGTTGATTTAAGCATGGATGTTGCGGTAGTATTAGATTCTACACAAAATCAAGGAACTGTAATTACTTCTATTATAAATAAAATAACAAATTATTTTAATCCTTTAACAAGACAATTAGGTCAAAACGTAAATATTTCAGAAATTAATAGAATTTTACAATCAGAAAACGGAGTTATATCTGTGACAGGAATACAGATATTTAACGAAGTTGGTGGACAATACTCTTCGTCCGAAACATCAATGGAGTATATTGATACGGCAACTAAAGAGATAGGACCTATTGATGGTACTATTTTTGCATTACCAAATCAAATATATCAAATTAGATATCCAAATAAGGATATTAGGGTTAGTGTGAAAAATTTCCAAACAGTATCTATCAGTTAATAATTTATTTATTAGATAAACAACTTATGTTTAATATGTGTGTATTAATTTTATTAAAAATACACCATCAACTATTTATTTAATAAAAGAAATTAATGGGTCAATCATATAGAATTAGGACAACTCCGGGTGACGACAAAAACATAGTAATACAAGTAGACCAAGATTTTGAACAATTAGAGATACTATCATTAAAGATTAGACAAGAAGATGTTTATGACAGAATGTGTTCTGATTATGGGGTAATTGCGGGTAGGGTTTATGCTAATAATGGTTATGGGATACCTAATGCTAAAATTGCGGTTTTCATACCAGTTACCGATGAAGATTTATTAAATCCTAATATTTCTGCGGTTTATCCTTTTAAGAACTTAGAACAGACAAATGAAGACGGATATAGATTTAATATCTTACCATATTCTCCAGCATATGATGGACATATTGCGACAGGTACATT